AACCTTCGCCAATCGGGCGGTTCTGGGACAGCGCACCGCCGACGTTCATCAGCAGTTGGCCACGAAGCATCCGGCGTTGGTCTTTGGTCAGCGTAGTCGGGTCGATGATACCGCCGGTAGCGGCTTGGTCGAAACGCTGGCCCATGCGCTGGAAGAACGACGGCTGGCCTTGCGGGGCCGCCGCTTGTTGCGGCGCGGGCATCGGAGCCTGAACGGCTGGCGCGGGTATAGTGCCGGAAACAGCATCAGCCGGCGCGGGGGCAAGTTCGTCCGCCATCAAGCCTTGCGCGGTCATGGGCATTTGCGCCGGTATTGCGCGGCTTTGGTCGTTCCACGGAAGATTCTGTACCGCTTGCGTAATTTGAGCGTCGGTAAGTCCTAGCTGACGTGCGCCTTGAGCAAACGCTTCGTTCTGCGGATTGACGCTTTTAACGTCATTACCACCGCCGTACTGTTCGGTGATTTTTTGCGTCAGCAGTTGCAACGCCTTGAGTTTTTCCATTTCGGGATTGTAGGCCATTACAGTAGTCCGGCTTGACGTTTACGAAGATAGTCCGCGAAATCGAACTGCGCGAGTTGCGGGGTAAGATTGGGGAGTGCAACTTGTTGCGGCACGGGGACTGGTCCAAACTCAGCGGGCGTAATCGGTTGTTCTTCGCTAGTAAGTGCGCTACCGAGCGACGAAAGGCCAGCGCCCATTTCGCTCATGCTCATGCCGCCAGACGCCGGCGAGGGCATAGCTTGGGTGTTCGGGACGACCTTGTCAACCGGAGCGAAGTTACGCATACCACCCATCTGGGCGTTGGCAATCATCTGATTGGACGCGCCGCTACCGGCCAGTAAACCTATGTCGGTATCGGTCGTGCCGGGCATCATTCCCAAGTACGGGTCTTTCTTGTTGCCGAGGAAATTAAAGTTCATGCTTTTTTACCTTTCTTTTTGCCAGATACTTTGGCATCCAGTTCTTTAACCGCTTCCACCAGAAGGCCAGTTACTTTTGAGTAGTCTGCCCCTTTCTTGCCGTTGTCCATAGCCATAACGGCGCTCGGCATGACTTTCTCAACATCGTCCGCCATGATACCGCCCGTCGGGGTTTCGTCTTCGTCGTCCATGTAATTGTACGTGCTACCGTTCAGGAACGACAGCTTTTTCAGCGCACCTTTCATCGGCTTGACGTTTTCTTTCATGCTCGGGTCGGAAGCCATAAACGCGCCGGCGATTTGCGCGACTTGGCCAAGGGTTTGCATACCGCTTGGGGTAGAAGTCGTTCGGGACGTGACGTTACCAGCCAACGGCGCCAGCGAACCGAGCGCGGCGTTTTGCAACGCAAACCTTTCGGAGATAAGATTGCGCTCGGCGTCGGTGGTAGCTTGGGCAAGTTGCTGTTGCATCGAACCGACGTTGCCGAGGGCGGCGGTGTCGGCTTGTGCCATACCTTGCTGAGTCTGGCCAAGTTGGCCCAACTGGCCAGCGGCTTGCAGATTGAGGCCAGCACCGGCAAGGCCCGCTTGCTGGTTTGCCAGATTGGCTTGTTGAGCAAAACTAAGGTCTTGGCCAGCCAGCCCGGTGGCGGCGTTAAACCCGCCAGAATACAGGTCGGTCAGCGCGCGGGCGGCGTTCATCTGTGCGGCGCGGTTGGTTTCGGCTTCCACAATACCTTGACGCGAACCGCCAAAGGCTTTAGCCTGAAACGCATTTGCGGCGTTTTGGTTTTGTTGCATCAGACGTTGGCTTTCAAGGTCGGACAAGACATTACCCGCCACGTTCTGAAGGTAGGGATTCATGTATGCGCCGATGTTGGCGTTCAGGAACGATTGGCCTTGGACTTGGCCCGGCGTGAATCCCGCGACTTGTCCCGCAGTACCCACGGCTTGATTAACCGCACCAGCACCCGTACCGACCCCTTCGCGCGTCATTTGCATCGCGGCCAGTTGGTCTGGGGTAAAGCCGGCGATTTCACGGACGCCGAGTTGATTGGCGGCGGCTTGGCCTTGACCAAAGACGGTTAGCGCCGCATTAGTAAGGCGCGGGTCGATGGTTTGTTTGGTCTTTTGGGAAGAAGATTTGCCCATTATAGTTCCTTGGAAAAAGTAGTCCATTTGGGAGTGTAGCCTTCGTCTTTAAGGAAGGTACGCTCCCAGCCGCGCCGGCCAGTAATGGTTAATCGCTGGCATCCTTGCGCTTTTGCCCATTCGCCAATAACGCGCTGAAAATGGGCCAGTTGATTCATGTCGCCGCCAGCTAGGAAAAAGTTACACGCCCTATACTGCGGGAACATCTGAAGTTCGGTAACGACGGCGGCGGTATCGGTAGCCCAGAGTTGCATTTCCCCGGACACCAGCGCGCCAACTACGTCGCCAAAGGTGTGCGTACCGCCAGAGTATTCCAGCGCGGCCTCGATAAATGGCCGAGCCTTTTCCGCTTCTTGACGGATAATATTGTCCATATTATAGCGCAGTTGTGCCTAATACGCCTGAATTGTCAACGGTTAATTTATAGCGGGTGCCGTTCGGGGACGTCATAATGATGGCCGTAGCACCGAGTTCTATATTCTCGTTTTTCTTGTGGCTACGCTTCAGTTCCCGTTCGACTTCGGTACTTTTGGATTCCTCAAAACGAGCATCGTAACGGGCGGGCGGGCGGGGCAACTTCATCGGAAGCCGCCAGTTACGCCTTCAAGGCGCATAATTCCCACCCGCCAGTCGGCGTTGCGGATGCCCTCAAAGCGGACACGCACTTGCCGGGCGGTCAGGCGGACGTCCGTAGGCAGACCCATGGCGTAGGGGCCATAAGCCGTTTCTGCGCCGTTCGGGTAGAACTTGGCGTAAACTCGGGCCTGTACGTCGCCTTGGGTCTTTTCGTCCGGCACAATCTGGCGCATCATCACCACGTTGTCGCCGTTACCTACCTCAATCGGGCCGGATTCGGCGTAGGGGATGGCCCCGTCGTAATTGAACCCGACTTCATGCTCGTACACGTAGCCGTCCGGGCTGGTCAGCATCGGCAACGGAAACACGCCAGCGTCGTCGCCAGCGGTGCGGGCTAGGTCGCCAATCGTCCACGTGTTTTCGCGGTAGTTCCACGCCACATAGCGGTCATTCTCGTTACTGGCCGAACTCGGGTAGTGCCACCAGACCTCGCCAAAGGCCGTATTGTTAAAGGCCACGACCTTGGAAATCTGGGCGGTGTTAATGTCGCTGAACACGTAATCGTACACGGTGGACGGCAAGGGCTTGACGTAACCATCGTACACCCAGAAGCCCGAATCGCCCATCCAGACGGCGTAGGTTTCCACGGTAGCCACAGCGCCGGCGGATACCACGCCACAGGCCGTACCGACCCGGTCAAAGCCATACACGAAGGGCGGTCCTTGGTATTGTGCAATCCAAGCGTCGCAGTCGGTCAGAATCAAGGTACCGGCGCGGACACGACGGCCGCATTGGATGGTGCCGGGGGTCTGGAGTTCAAAGTCACCGGCTTGATTGGTGGCCGAAGCCGTCCAGTCCGTGTTGTCTTCAACATCGGTCCATTTAATAAGGCGGGGGTTGCCGCTGGCGCCAAGCGCAAACATAATGCGCTCGGCCGTAACGACAACGCCCTTGTTGTTGGTTGGGGCATTGGTGATAACTACCCCGTCGTTAGCGGTGTTAAGCGTCCATTCATAAATCTTGCCATCGTGCGGAGCGCAAGCAACAAGGTATTCCCCCCACGTGTCCAACTGCCACATGGACGCGGGAGTGGAGCCAGAAGTTGATGTGGACGGACGGGCGACGCCATAGGCGTATTCGCCAAAGTCTTGGGTACCAAAGCCCACGGAAGCGGTGGCGTTTGCGCTACCGACGGTAAAGCCGGTTGGGGTGATGTCCACTACCGTCGTACCGCCCTCAAGGGCGTACAGCTTTGAGTGCGTTCCGACGGCCGCCCAACGGGTGGCATTGTTCGCCCGCCACGTCAGGATGGCGCGGGGAACGCCCGTCAGTTGGGTTTCGGTGCGTTTACGCCAGCCCTTGATGGGCTGAAGGGTGCCAGAGTACCAGCGAACCAAGTTTGCGTCAAAGAATCGCGCTTGGCTCTGATAGTCGGTGCCGTTGCGGTACACGCCCGGCGGGAGTTTTAGGGGCAGAAGCGCCATCAGTTCGTAATCTCTTTAATGGCCTTGAGCCGCGCATTGGCGGCTTCCAGCTTCAGGAAGCACAGGTAATAGGCTTCGGCAAGGTCCTTGTTCTTCGGGTCGTTGGCAAGCGTACAGGGGTCTTCGAGTACGACAAGTTCAGCCGGCAACGGCTGATACTTGACCTCGACCTTAACGGGCCGGCTGGCGCAACTGCTCAACGACAGCGCTAGGAACAGGCACACTACCCCATTCTTGGCTTTGCTTGTCAGAAACATAGACCTTTTCCAGTTTGGTTATGACTTTCGCCTTGGCGCGGTCAAGTTTAATCTTGACTTCCGCATATTCTACCACGGCCTTGTCTGCTCGGGCTTTTTGGGCTTTACCTTCGGCTTCCAGCTGTTTGAGGGCCGCCGTCATGTTGGCGGTGGTCGCTTCAGCCACTAACAGGTCTTTCTTGGCGCCGCTTAGGCGA